GGTTCTCCATTACAATTATTCATTTGAATAATATGGAACAATAAATTGTATATGTATTATAAGTTACGCCGATCATGTCGCCGCCAAATTGCCAAAATGGATTGTTTATTTTTCATCGCGATTTTCGCATAAAAGACAATGTGGGATTGATCGAAGCATGTAAGCGTAGTAAGAATCTATATACATGTTTTATATTCACTCCAGAGCAGGTAAGCGACCAAAATGCATACCGTTCTCAAAATGCGATACAATTTATGATCGAAAGTTTAGTGGAATTACGCCAAAACGTCCACGATGCAGGTGGAACTTTGATTACTATGTATGGTTCTCATGATACTACAATACAATATTTAGTAGATGAACTGGATATAAATTGTGTGTATTTTAACAAGGATTATACGCCTTATGCGGTCGCCCGAGATAACCAGGTTCTCCAATTGTGTGAAAAAAAAGGGATAAGATGTGAACATTTTGAAGATTACTATTTATATCCGCCGGGTACGGTGACTACTGGTTCGGGAATGCCATACAAAAAATACACCCCTTTTTATAACGCCGTGTTACATATACATGTCCCACCTGTATCAAAGTATGTGTGTTCGAATTTTGCACGCATAAACGAGCCAACGTTGACTAATTTGAAACACACAATTGGGCTCGACGTCGCGCATCGTAAATATGCGAGCAACAATGAAAATATATTGGTACATGGAGGAAGAACACATGCATTAATCAAATTAAAAAACGGATTAAGAGAACAAGCAAACTACGACGAAGAGCGCGATTTCTTTTTCAACAAAACGACCCATTTATCGGCATATATTAAGTTTGGGTGTGTATCTATACGAGAAGTATATTATTCATTTTTGAAAAAATACGGATTAAATCATGGATTAATACGAGAACTTATATGGAGAGAATTTTTTGCACATGTTCTCTATGGATATCCAGAAGTGGTTGGAAAATCGTATCAAAAACGATTTCAGTCATTGAAATGGGAGAACAAGCGTGCGCAATTTGAGAAATGGAAGTCTGGAAATACCGGGTTTCCGTTGGTCGATGCATGTATGAGAGAACTGAATACAACGGGGTATATGCACAATCGCGGGCGTATGACAGTGGCCAGTTTTTTGATAAAAACGTTGTTAATAGATTGGCGATGGGGAGAACAATATTTTGCACGTCAATTAACAGACTATGATTTGGCATCAAATAACGGCAATTGGCAGGGAATCAGCGGCACCGGTGTTGATATGAAACCGTATTTTCGCGACATGAATCCTTGGATTCAAAGTGTTAAATTTGATAAAAATGCAGAATATATAAAGAAATGGGTACCCGAATTGGAGAACGTAGACCCTAGTCACATTCATAAATGGTACGCGCAACATGCAAATCCACTGTATAAACACATAAATTATCATGAACCCATTGTGGACTATGATTCGCAGAAAAAGAAGATGTTAAATATGTATGAATCCGTGTAAAAAATGTAAAAAATTGAATTAGAAAAAGTATTTGATAGAAATTCATAATTACAAGTGCGTATGCATATTTAAGATACAATTCGAAATGAGATATTTATACAACATGGAAAACTTTTTGGTGGTGAAAGTCCAGGCGAGTGTACGCCAACAGATGATTTACCGCGCTATGGTTGAACAGCAGGCCATGACACCAGTACTATTTGGTCCAGCGATTCACATAACGGCTGCACCAGCACCAGCACCAGCACCAGCACCAGCACATGCACATGTTCAGGGTCCAGTTGCTACGCCTGCCCCAAACAATCATGCATCATGGTTATTTGATACGTATTTGTCTCGCGTACACAGCGATAGGTAAGGTGCAGGTGCGTTATATTCATGTGTAAATAGAGTTGCCCCCAAATAAAAAAATAAAATATAAAAATTATGCAACTTTTTTTACATTTTCTTATTTTATCATTATATACTATAATATGACTATTCGTAATTGGAGATCAAAATCGAAACGCGCAACGTCGTGTGTTTTGCCGTACGCTATTAACAACCAAATTGTACCAAAAACAATGACTACAATGTCATTCATAAGTAGTGATTCGTGGGTCGCACCAGAGTGTGTGACGTCGGTAGAATATTTAGTAGTTGGTGGCGGCGGAGGGGGTGGAGGTGCATATGACACTGGTTCTGCTGGCGGTGGAGGCGGCGGGTTAGTATTATATGGCACATTAAATGTTGTTCCAGGATACACGTATTCTATTGTGGTTGGTGCAGGCGGCGCAGGTGGAACAACTAATCGTACTATCGCCCCATTTGAATACAGTGGCAATAATGGAGGAACATCGTCATTTGATACAATTATTGCACTTGGTGGAGGAGGAGGGCTTAAGAGCCGGTCACAAGTTGGCGGTACTGCAATTGGCGGATTGGCAGCAAATGGACTAATTGCTCCAACCGGAGGAAACGGTGCAGGGAGTGCATCTGGGGGAGAAGACGGTGGTGGAGGCGGAGGCAATATAACTGCTGGTGGTAGTTCTACCACATTTACTAGTAATATCACGGGTACTAATGTAACATATGGCGCAGGTGGACCTGGAGGTGTAGTTAATACTAGTTTAGCGGGTTCAAACGCCGATGATAATACTGGCAATGGTGGGGGGGGTGCTACATCTCTTTCGACTAACGAACAAACGGGTGGTAATGGTGGTTCAGGAAAAGTAATTCTTAAATATTACATTTAAACATAATTATAAATCGATGCATGTTTTGTTAAAAAATACAGTTGTATATAAGTGTATTTTTTTCTAATAATTGGCTTGTGTAATTCTTCAATGGCTCTAAATATCCAATGAAATCACATTTTTATCCGACTTGTTTTTTCTACGATTTGTGCGCTTGGGCATATTGGAATTTTGCATCTCATTCAATGACGCAATTGAAATCATCGAGTCATCACCCTGATTCGGGGCTTCACGTGTTTCTTGAATATTGATTGACCGCGTCTTCAATCCCGACAAAATATTGTCAATATCGCTGTTTTGTGGCCCTCTCATTTCGGGGCGTTGGCTGGGAGTTGCAATCTTCTTAGGAGCCTCATTTACCCCCTGAAAGTTGTTATTCACGTCTACTCCTGGCTCACGGAACATGGTTCCCCGGCTCGCGGCAATATCAGGTCGGCTATTCGGCGCATCCGTAAACGTCATACCCGGACGCTGTGGTGCAGGACGTTCCTGTGTATTTACGGGCGCGGGCGGCGGAGGTCCACGAGGCCGGTTGTTATGGTCTTGCATCAAATTTTGCGCAAACTCAAAACTGGGAGACTGCTGGCTCATACTGCTGACGGTTGCATTCGTAAACATCTTCATCAGTTCCGGGCTCTGTTTAATAACATCATTAAATCCGGGCGCAGCAGTCGACAAAGCCTTGTTGGAAAAGTTCAACACGGCTGCACTAAACCCCATACGTAACAGCAGTGACAATTCAGGGGCCATCTTTCCGCCCTTATATTTGTCATGCAGCTCCGCGAAAATTTCCTCGTAACTATCAATATCTTCACTCACTTGCTCACCCCACCCATCCAAATTCAAATCGAACTTGTCCCTTTTCATACCATTCTTCCATCTTTTTCAACATCAATCGCTTCTTACGACGTTTTTCACGGTCATTTAAGTTGGTAGAGGAAGAAGATGCGGGTCCAGAAGCAGGAACATCATTCATCTTGGAAAACCCGTCCCATGTTTTTGTGTTGCCCGCACTTTCACGAGTCGCATATCCTAAATTCGCATCGGTCTTGGTATACTCGTTTGTCGGGCTCTGATCGCGCTGCATGGGCTGTGCAGACTCTTGCTTGCTTCCCATAAACCCGCCCAAACCAAATAGACTGGCCGCCATACCACCGAGAGATTTTGTATTATCGGACGATGAATTGCCGCGGGAAGCCGCGGTCGCTTTACTCGACAATTCATTCATTTCTTGTTCTAAATCATCCAAATCACCTAAATCCAGTCGCATGTTATAAATCATCCGCATAACATATAATATTTTGTTGTTTGAAATACCACATGCCTTGTAAGAATGCATCTGCTAAATCGTCTTTTTTGCGGGTATTCATGGATAAATTCCACTGCGTGAGTGTCGCATTCTTTTCTAGAATTTCTTGACAATATGTGATGCCGTCACTTTTGTGGGCTTTATAATGGGGATTTGTTTTAGTGGATTCAGTTGTACTAGCACCAGCACTAGCACCAGCACTAGCACCAGCACCATCACTATGCTGTACTATTGCATTTGTATGCTGACGATTTGATGCAATTTGCTTGAATTGGTTCAGTTTATGCGAAGACGAAACAAAGTCAATGTGTATATTGTCATTTTTCATAATAAAATATTGTGCCAACATGCCCTGTATTGTCTTCATTCGGTTTGCAATCGGCGATATCTGGTTCTCAATTAGTACATGGGTAATGGAATCAATATCGGGCAATTGGTCAAATAATCGTTTGATAGATTTGCCTATGTGAATTAAATCGATTTCATTCGCATTTTTCGATTTTAATGTGACAATGGGGTCGAAACACATCTGTTTATAAAAACTGGAAAGTATTTCAATGAGTTGCTCTTTTTTGAGTGTTTTTGCATCCCGATTTAATAACAACATATGTGTATTACATAATGCGATCAGATCATGAACTTTTTGTTTTTTAATAAACGCGGATGAGTGTTTTTTGGTGGGAATGATATATTGTTTATATATTTTGGCATGTCGATCGCAAAAATATTGGTCATTTTTACTATATTTCGACGCTTTATTGCACTGTTTTGGCTCGATTTTTTTATTTTTCCCGGCAATCATACAATTACATGGAAATATTGCGGACGCGGCCTCTTCTATCATACTCAGTACATTCCAATCATGAATCGTTATCGGCGCGTCTGTATTTTGCGTTGACGACAACACGCAATACGCCATATTTTTTATCCCAATATCAAAACTTATTACCTTCATGTATGAAGATAATAAACGAGCTGTTTCTATATGCCAATATTCAAAAAATACTTATGCCTTTGGCTTCTCTGCACCCATGGATTTGATAAACTGATCTTGTGTAATCACTGGGGAGAATTTGCGGGACTGTAGGTCTTCGCGAGTCAAATAATTCGTTTTTAAATCACTAATCGTGCGACCGAGAACAGATTTATTGTCTTGCACAGACGTATATAGAGCTGGACCAGATGCGCCAACAAACTGATTGGATTGAATGTTAGGAGCAGCGGCGAAACGGCTGTTATACCCTAAATCATTGGACGATTCTCTAAAACTTTGTTCCATCACACCAGCAGAGTTCTTTGTCAGAAATCTACGGTATTCCCAGTTGGACTTAATCTGGTTCTCTTCAATGAGTTTTGCGTTTGTAACCGCGTCATGTTGCCATGTAGCAGTGATTGAACGCCCGTCATTCATTAATGGCGGGAATTGAGGATATTTGTTATTTGTTCTATATCCACGCTCCGATTGTGGTACGGTCTCTTTTATCACCGGATATGCACATTGTATAGTCTCTGGATGAAACGACATAGTTGATTGCATTTATAATATACAATAGAATTATATATTATATATTTGAACAATTAAAACGGCACTTGTGCCGTTCAAGTTCAAATAAAACGTTGCCGATTTAAATATTTATCGGCGTATAATTGTTTTTTTTATTTGGATAGATGAAACAACTACACTAAATATCACTGGATTCAATTAAATTAATCAAATCCTGCTTTTTCATTCTACTAGGTTCGCTAGTTAACCCTTTTTCAATAACGTAGGCTTTCAGGACAGGGAGTGTCATTTTTCTGTAAATATGACTGTTGTTTTTCGACTCTGCGACTGAACTGGTAATAGACGAATCGTCTAAATGATGTTCACCCGTAGGCAACTTTTCCACATGTAGTTGAATTTCTTCCATGTTTTCGATGTGTGAGCTATCATCGTCGACCTGGTCATCTCTGTTACCATTTTCGGCATTTATATCCTCTGCAGTTTCGATGATATCGAACTCTTGCTGATTATCCAAATTTATAATACGAACACTATTCGAATCGTCATTTGGTGCTGAATTGACAGGTTCTTCATCTTCACCGCTTTCCGCAACATCGTGGTCGTCATGAACGCTGTCGCTTTCTTCCTCATCATCGCTACTTTCTTCATCGTCGCCTTCACCATCAATATCATCGTCATCATCGTCATCATCGTCATCGTCATCATCATCATCGTCATCGTCATCGTCATAATCGCTCACATCATGATCATCGTCGCTAATTGTAACATTAATTTTAGCATTCTCTAGTCGTGGTGGTGCGGGTCCTGGTGCGGGTGCAGGTCCTGGTGCAGGCATTTGTGTTTGTTCATGCCCCCTCCCTCCAGTGCGAAACGCACCACGAATATTACCCAATTCGCTCACAACGTTATTAATAATTTCAAACGTGGTATCACACTTATTTTCTAATATTGTAAGTCTCTGCTTAAAATGATATACTAAAAACAGAACCAATACAAAGGTAATGCCTAAACTTAATATAAAAAACGACTCGAGCATTCCAATTAAACTCATTGTACTAGGAATACAAATTATAACTTAATAATGAACGAATGTCTAAATTCTTTTTGAGAGAATATTAGAATATTAGTGTAATACGGTTCGCAAAAAAAACTGGTTATAATATATAATTATGAATCAGTCATTTGAAAATACTCAAAAACCAATAACGCCGAGCGTGACCGAACCTACTATTGTACCCATCCAAACTGGCGAAATGAATATGTTTAGTGGAAAAAACATGGTTATTGTTGTGTTAACTGTCTTACTCGTGCTCTCCTTTTTAGGTATAAATCTGTTGGCATCCATGGGTAATATATTGCAAACAATTAGCAATGTTTTTGGTCCCCTATTTACACAAATATTATCGGTGTTTGGGTACACTGCAGGCACCGTAATTGATAAGTCAACCGATGTAGTGACGGATGTAGCCAAATCGGGGATTGATTTGGCCGGCGATACCATACAATCAGCCGCCGAACTTCTAAAGGCAGCGAGTCGTGGACATGTTACACCTGATGCGGTGAACCAGCTCGATAATTCTTTTAAACAAGGAAACAGTAGCAAATTTGACAGTGTGATAAATAATTCAAAGCCCAGCATAAACCAACCAGTACCGGATGCCAGTGTTGACCCAATTCAAAAGCCAATTACTGCAGGAAAGGTGAACTGGTGTTTGGTCGGTGAATACCAGGGCAAACGCGGATGCATCGAAGTTGACGATGATAGCAAGTGCATGTCTGGACAGGTGTTTCCATCACAGAATATGTGTTTGAACCCGACACGTAGTGTGTTCATGCACTCACATGCGAAGTAAATGCAAAGTAATTATGAAGTAATGGTCCGCCTAACCGAATAAGTTATTTATGAATTTTCAAAAAAATAATATAGACTTTACACTGTATATTATTTACGTTTCACCGAATGTTTTTATTGCACGTATTATTATTGACCGAAGACAAACTATTTTTACACGGTTCGTCGACAACCATAAATAATGATGCTGTTATATTGCTAGAATGTGAAATAATGCACGAATATTTGCAAAAATATAAACCGTTGCGAATATTGGAATCAGTCGTTTTGCGTCAAGCATGCGACATAGATCCATATGTAAAAAAGTACATGAAGTGTTATGGGATTGATAATGTGCGAGGTGGGTCGTATACCGATTTTGAGTTAACGGATGATGAAAAAAAATTCATAGAGCGAGAACACATGATGACTATAGACATAGTGCAATCCAAGTGTGTGGCGACGGCAACCGTTTTCAATGAATATAAGGATATACGTACATGGTCGACTGACAAATTAAATCAGGAGATGGTATTAGTGAAAGAACAGCAAACTAAGTATGACACCGAAAAAACAATGTTGAATAAATTAAGCATCGGCAAAAATAACATACGCACCGACCGGATTTTTCTAACCGATTTAAAATGGGTATTGAATCAATGCGCAAAAAATACGCAACAACAAACACTGTCAACTACTAAGAGCGCATTTGCTTCCGTAAATCGGGATACTATAGCCAAATATAAACAAATATTGAATAAAATGAAAGCATTGTATGCAATATTCTGTGAACACATCGACGTCGACATAAAATACGAGCCCCGCATTCATTTATATGCCCCGGAAACACTACTCGACGTGTTTTTCTTTCACCATCATCAGGTGCGCCATTGGGAAACATATATGGTTCAGTTAATCAACCTCATTGAATATTATGAATATATATTTTATTGTGTTATTACCAAAATGGATGAATATAAGTTTGATGTAAATACATATCCACCCGATTTTGAGTTGACCAATCGCTATAGAATCAATTATTTACAAAAATGGATCGATTCTAACGACTCTCACGGTACAGTTTGAGGCATCTGGGGTCTTTCATGGCATCGCCGAACTTGATGTTGAACTTTTTAGAGCACATTTTCAAATGATCAATCCACTTTAGTTTTGGCATAGGGCTCTCTTCTGCAGCAGCGGGAGCAGATGCTGCGGGAGCAGGGCTTTTCTTGGCGGTCTTGTTGCGCTTTACTGTGTTTTTGGAAGATTTATGGCATTTCCCTGTTTTGGGAGGACATCTGCGAGAACCAGGAGGGCAGCGAGGCATATTATATACTATACACCCACAAATTATTGTTTACACCGATGAAGATTTGAAATGGGACAATCCACCTCTGGTGGATTGCCTTTCAATTCATTTATCGGCAACGTTTCCCTTAAATATTAGGCGAGACGCCTGAAAGGCGTCCCATTGTAAATATTTAAGGGTGTATGTAAAAAATTGATAAATGGTTTACATAAATACGAAAAGTATACGAATCAATCAAAACGCGACAATGCCTAAATTAACAAGAGATGAGATGTTTCAGCGTGCGATGGCTGAGTTTTTGCAGACAGTGGAAGTCAAGCTGACCAACGGCGAAATAAAACCATTTCATATTCGAACATACACTCTGACAAACAAAACAGAAAACAAAACAAAATTTGAACACGAATATGAGTTGGTTATGCCCAAAGATGTGGTCATTGCATACCGCGATATAACTAGTCACCTAGAATCGAGCGAAGTTGTATGGGAAGACAGTGAACCCATTTACGGAATACAAGAGTTGCCGTCGATTCCCGAATTTATCCAATCGTTTAATGAATATTTCAATCCATACAAATTGTATTTGCAACATACACTCATGTCCTATGTGCGGGTTATCGTTCCGCCAACAAGCAGTACTAGCACAAATAAAACCGTCCACATTCGAGTCGTTTACCATAAAACACATACTCCATTTCCGCGACCATTGACGGAGTTGGAAGAAAAAGATAACGAAATTAACTTCTTAAACGCAAAACTAGATTCGAAAACCAGAAAAATAATTACACTTCGAAACATTTTAAATCGAGAACGCGAACGGGCTGCATATAATTACAAACGTATGCAAACAAAATTTCGGGCAATGTATGCGGCCGAAAATAAATACGAAGATTGCCCTGTTTGTTACGATACTATCGCGCCTGAAAAGTTAATCATACCTAGCTGTTTCCACTACATATGCGTATCATGCGTAGTGAAATGCGAATCGTGCCCAATGTGTCGAGATGATTATGATCGATACATTGAAAATGACGAACCAGTTCATGCACTTGCGTAAACCAGCGGTTTAAAAATGGGGTATGCCAGTAAAAACAACATTTTTCGCTGGTGGGGTAATAGAACTAGGTACCAATGTACAATTAACCGACGGTTGAAGTGTATATGAATCGGAAAGATTTGCAGTTAATTCAAATGTCATTCCCGATACAATAGTATTGTTGGTATCTATTTTTTCTCGGTCATTGCCGATTATGGAATTTGCTACTTTATTTAAAATATATCTAATACCAAACCCATAAACAATCCCCGGACTAGTAGTAAGTATAATACCACTTATATCTAGTATTCCCACATAGGCTTCGCAAAAATAATTAAAAGTCGTGCTTGATCCAGGCGGCGGTACTAGCTGTGCGCTAATAGAACTGTTCTGCGAAAAACGGCTTGTTAGTTGAGCGTGGTTGTCGAGAGCAGTTTGGTTATATGTTGCACGAAAGCTCATCAAAGTTGTCCCAATGTTCGCATTTATTGTTGCGCCAGCGCTTTTAGCAGTCGGTGATGTACCTCTCAGCCGAAATAAAATCGGGGTTTGATAATTAAACCGTGTATATGATTGTTGAATCGGTTTACGAATAACCAATTTTGCAATCTCCGTGAAAATACTGTTATCGGGACACAGTTGGTTCGCAGTGGGCGTAAAGATCCATTCTAGATCGTCTGCGTATAGATTTTCTGCATATGCATTTGTATCTTTCGCGTAATTATATAGGGGAACGTCGGGGTCTTCAACTAAATATATCGGTGGACCGGGTACTCCAGCAGAAGTGCTCAATACCGGAATTCTAAAATCACTTGGACATACTACACGTGCAGCGTTATATCCACCGCGAAATGTTGCTGATAGCCTTTGCCTTTGCGTCAATCGTGATCCTTGTGTCGAGTTTTTATTGTATTTCAATATTTCCGTTTTACGTCGCATATTTAATTGCTCTTGTGTAAATGCTGGATAAGGAGATATTTTTTCATATCGTATAGGCGGTATATTATACAATTGAAATTGCCTACGTTGTTCGCATATAGCATTTAAATCGCCCATTTAACATATGCATAGAAATAGTTTATGCTTATGTTACTGCATGATACACGATCTAAAGTTTGGCCGTATACCAAGACGTGGATAAATAATTGAAATTGGTCATTGCAGGTCGCGTCTTAGCGGAATTTGTATTTGGTCCAGATGCGACTATTTTCGAGATTTCAAAAATATTCAATGCGTAAGAATAATAACGTAAATTCGACAATTGACCCAAAAACCCATTATTTTTGCAAATATTTACATCATAATAGTTTTGTAATGGAACATTGGTCAAATTTAATCGCCCAGCCACAGTGCCGTTTATATAGACGTCCATCGTGGTGTTTTGCATACGAATAATAACGTTTACCCATTGTTTTATTGGTATGTTATCCACATCAATGAAGTCATTCGTACCTGTAGTGGTAGTTGACATAACAACACGAAGTGATGCATACCGAGCATCATTGGTGCCAGGGGGCGTAATTTGTTTAATGTATAATCCAGGTCCGTTATTAATTTTCGCTATACCCGCATTGTCGCCAGTCTCTGTAAATTCATTCGTACCCTTATGGAAGACATGTTGGTATTTATTAATAACATCTTTGTTACTAGGCAGGTCGTTGATGAGTATCCATGTAGACCACGTAAATTCAATGCCGCCGGATTCATTATTGGATCTGCGAATGAGTACTGACTCGGCTATTTTGGGGTCTTGTGTAACAATAATACCTCCACTGGACCCGTCGATCATTCCATTGACTAAATATGGACTACTTGCCGGATTCATAAAATATTGAATAGCTAAAATACCTAAATTCAATAGAAACAGAAATACAATTACGACTAAAATAAGAAATGCAAATTTGGCAATGATGGTATTGGATGACAAAAACCCACTCGATGCATCCACGCCCGCCTCGGCTTGTTGGGAAAAACTGTTTATACTAGCACTCACTGTTTGAGACAGATTATTCACGCTTTCGCCAATACGACTGCCTATATTTTGAACACTTTGTGGTAGTTCTATACGTGAAGATGTTGTTGCTGGTGGTAGTGTATTCATAATCGTCTAATATATTATAGGTGTATAAAACGATTTGATAAAAATTAGAATAATGAGTATTTGGATTGTTCTATATTATCCTTAATAATCGATAAATTAATACCGTATGACGACATAAAATTTGTTACATTGCTCTGTCCGTTTCCATTCATGTATTCGCTCCATATGGTTTGCGGGTCAATCGGTTCAGGCCAGTATTGGAACTTGGAAATATACGCATCAAATGGATTTCCCCCGATAATCATGGGCGATGTATCCGGAGATGCAGGACCATTTGTTCCATCAAACATTCGTCCGGATTTTATTAGTTTACCATCTAAATATGCATCTACATATTGGTTATCCACGCTGACCGCTATATGGGTCCACTTCTGTAAAGGGAAATTATCGGTGATTTCGAGCGTTTTAACGGGCTTGGTAGTTGACGATCCAGTCATTGTAATATCACACTTTAAAATGGGCGCGTTCGAATCTAAATACAATTTAATGTTATTGAATCGTGAAAAAATGGTTTTAACGGTGCTCGTATTCCATGAATTCACATAGATCCAAATACCATACGCATAACGTGTACTAACCGATCCATTCTTAATCGGTATGGGCGGATTGGTCGCATTTAAGTTGGCAGATTTGGTTATTTCTGTCGATTTTACTACGAAGAAACTGTATAATATATAAAATAACAGTACTACAACTATGGCTAAAATAATAGCAACAATATTCATTTATGTATATAATAAATCATTATAAATTAATTACAGGCGGTGTTTTTTTCATAAATATATTATACATACTGGCGATTCTATGTTTACTAACATTATTTGGGTAATATCTTATGTTACTGATGGCCCCATGCAGACCATCTACGCTGCCGGTCTTAATAACATCGGTCGTTTCCATTGTCGGCAGTTTTCGGTTTGCAAATGAAAACGTGCGTTCTAAATGGCCGTTCACAAACAAATCGGCATGTGTTGAGCTGTAGTTAAATACTAGATTATTCCACCGTTGCATCGGCAGTTTTAACTCGTAATATGAAGCATCCGCGTTTTCAGCACCTGATTTTTTATCGATCAACGAATTACTTGTAAAATAAATGCGGTATACCTGAGGCGAATCTCGATTATCTCCGTGATAATATGTTATTTTGGGTTTACCGTTGCCGTGGTCAAAAATTAACGACTCGGTGTTATACGCGATTTTAGTTGTACCATGCGCATTTACATATGTCCACATCGACAATGCATAATTTTGAAATTTCGTCTTATCTATATTACCGGCCAGTTGCATATCCATATCTGGCATAATATTACTTTTACCCACGTTAAATGTGTGGGGCGAATTTAAATATACACTGCCTTCGAGTATGGGCGTACCTTCTTGACTAGAAATATAATTAATTAAGTCCGGTATATACACATAAAACAATATCAATAGTATTTCTATCACGAATAGTATCAACACTGGACTCGTGGTTAACTTAAATTCGTTCGTAATGTAATGTACAAAGGATAATAACATGCATGGGATGTAAAACAAAAAGTAAACCATGAAACCTACCCAACCAGTAAACGATTTCAAAAAATTACTAAATACATAGAAGAACATTGCCATGCCGACGATCAAAATAAGTGACATAATTGCTGTGGTTGAATATGCAAAAAATGCGAACATTTTCGAATCCACTGTGACTAGGACGTATACGATTAAGGATATTGCCACGAATCCGGCTACTGCCATTAAAAGTGCCAAATTATTTGACTTAACCCCAGATAACACGGAAGTATACATAAAATAACCGATACCAATAATTAATGACATGATCACTGTAGATACATTTCCAGTAACTGGTTGGTTATTTCTACTATTTTTGAAACCATCATTAATCGATATTCCGGCAACAATCAATGATATTGCTAATACCAGGTGTTTGTTGTATGATTTTATGAATTCGACCCCTTTTGTTATTGTAGGTATTGTTTGTTTCGCGGTGTCTATATCTGCCATTATATAAAGTGACAATAGATTATATATACGCGCATTTTTGATATTTACATATACCAAAAATACTATACCACCGACCCCGACCACCCTACAGGTTCTCCATGGTCGTTTTCTTACCGTGACATTCGCGGCATAATGCAACTAAATTATCTACATGATTGCTTCCTCCATATTCTAGGCGTATTTTATGATCTACTTCGAACCACGCAGTTAATTGGTGTTGGCAGTCGCCGCATTTCCAGTCCTGTCTAGACGCCACAAATTTCTTTTTGGTCTCGCTAACAGAACGCTTTGTCGCCTTTTTTCCCGATTGCATAACGCGCGCCTCGGCCATTGCATTGGATGTATCTGGCATAGCTAATATATGTCGGGCATGATTGCCTCCGTCTTGTTGTTCGGCAAATTGTTGTCGGCTCGTAAAATCCAAAATAGGAGAAATCATGTTGGTGGTATTGCGGTCAATCGGCAAATATCGCAAATAATCGTTCGATGCACTCAACATTTGGTGTGCACGCAACGGGTTGCGCTTAAACAAAATATATATCATGAGTGCGCCAAACGCAACCCCCGCCATTTGATAGTATTTTTTGCCCGACATGAGCATTTTCGCATACTTTCCATCCGTGTATATGTTGGCGATGATAAATCCGGCAATGATTATGATATACAACTCTAACCTCATCTTTATATTATGTAGAGAATATTTGTGTACGTTATTCATAATACATGTATATCAAAAATACGACTAGAACGATGAAAAATGCATACAAATAGTGCCGGCGCAAATTGATTTGTTCTGCTAAATATATTGGTTTCGGCTTATAATGCGAGCGATATTTGGCTAGCGCCTCTGGCAGCGACAGTTCAGGTTTTTCCAGCGAAACATTAATTTTGTTGTGAATAAAATGCATCCAGCGTACAAAAGACTGTTTCGAACACAAATACGGGGTTACCGGATATTTGTCTAATAAGCGGCTAAATTTGTCGCCGATTTCACTAATTGGAATAAATAATGGAATGTTTTGGATTAAATCGTAATATTTGCGTTTTAATACTTCGTTTGGATTGTCGGGGTAACATTCGGCAACTGTATGTAAAAAAAACCAATAATGAGGTCCCCATACGGATGGTTCAAACAACATTGGGAAATATTTATATAAAGACTCGGTATTATATTTACTTAGGATTTATCGTATTACTATAAAAAATGGCAGATAATTATTGTAATAATTGTGGCAAATACGGACATGTATATCATTTATGTAAATTACCGATTATAAGCATAGGCGTGATTGCGTTTCGCATTGTCGATTCGAAAATACAATATTTGACAATAAGACGGAAGGATACATTTGGATTTATCGATTTCATGCGCGGGAAATATTCAGTGCATAACAAGGATTATATTATGAATATGATTATACAAATGACCAATGTAGAGAAACAGTACTTACTTACGAAAACGTTTGCCGAATTATGGAAACATATATGGGGCGAGAACGTAATTAGCAATCAATATAAACATGAGGAAAATGGGTCTCGCGATAAGTTCGAAATGTTGCGGTCTGGTATAATGGGTAAAGGCGAACAATATTCGTTGGCGTCGTTAATCGAGGATAGCAATCAATACAACCAATGGGATGAACCGGAATGGGGATTTCCAAAGGGACGGCGCAATTTTCAAGAAAAGGATTATGATTGTGCCATTCGCGAGTTTTGTGAAGAGACCGGGTTTGATCGTAAACATTTACACAGTATACATAATATTTACCCGTATGAAGAAATATTTACCGGGTCGAATTATAAATCGTACAAACATAAATATTATATAGCCTATATTCCACATAAGCATAGTGAAAATCTGGCCAATTATGAAATTACAGAAGTAAGTAAAATGGAGTGGAAGACCTTTGACGAATGTATTTCTATCATGCGGCCTTATAATTTAGAAAAAAAGAGATTGCTTACAAACATTCATAATACATTGACCCAATATTACATGATGTATATGTAATTCGACTGTACAACGATAAATCAATTAAATCAATTAAAATCATCAAGGGTGTAAAGTAAATAAATGAATTATATGTCTTAAAATATATACATATATCTTAAGACATGCCGAAAAAGACGCGCAAAGAACAAAATGACACATCGCCGTCTACGAATAAAACCCGTCGTAAATTAAAGGTTATTAGGCCTATTATTCAAGAGACGCAACCGCAACCGCAGCCAATTGTGGATACGATTGTAAATGCATTGTCCGCCTTAAATCCTTTTCGCAATGCACCGGTAGAAGTAGAACCGATAAAATGGCAAGAACATGATGCACTGACCGGTCCAGTGCCCGTGCCTGGACAGGTACCTGGACCGGGACAGGTGCAAGGTGCTGATGCGAACATATCATGCGAAGACAAACGATGCCCGGTTGGATATAGATGCGACGACAATAAGGTATGTTACAAGTTAAAAGATATTGAATTAACTTCAAACGGTCAACGCGTTGTGTTATCGGTTGATGACCACCGCAAAAAAACATATGATATTGACCTTTTAACGCGTAATTTTGATAGAGTGTTTCATCTCAAAAATGGTAAAATCGATGATAAACGTATCACCGGAACGCAACTGAAACAAGTTGTTGCTGCAGTAAAATCGAGAGTAAAACAAGATACAAAGTCCACTTATTTCGGTACGTTAAACGATGAATTAATTATTCAAATTATTTATCTAGAGGAAATGGAGCGAAATGAGAATGCACCTGTAATTGAACAAACACAAGCACAATTGCCAGATGAAGCAACCGGATTCCCAGAACCTGAACCGGAAAATCCATTTGTTGCAGATGAACTAACAGAACCTCCCATTCAGGCTGAGCCAATAATGCTCGACGAAAGCCTGTATAAATTACCAGAAACCGAAATTACATCTACTGCCAACGAAAACGAGCTGCAAAATAAGCTTGGTATCCCACCCGACGACGTCGACTCAAAAGAATATAACACGTTTATGAGAGAAAAAGAGTTGGCCGAACGCAAAAATATTAATTTGGAAGATACATATGATTTTTTATACCCGGAATTAAATGACCCCAATTTCAATATCAAAATTGCCAAACGAAAGGAGTTTCAGGATACACAATACGATGGTAAAATATACGATGTAAAAGCACAGGCAGAAAAGATGTGCAATGCCGAATTTGAACTCATGCCACACCAGCTCTTTGTTAAAAACTTTCTTTCGTTTCAAACCCCTTATAATAGCTTATTGTTATACCATGGTTTAGGTACTGGCAAAACATGCAGTGCCATTGGGATTGCCGAAGAAATGCGTAGTTATATGAAACAAACCGGTGGTAATCAACGGATTATGATAATTGCGTCGCCAAATGTGCAAAACAACTTTCGACAGCAAATATTTGACGAAAGAAAGTTAATGATGGAAGGGGGAAATTGGAATTTAAATACGTGCATCGGGAATGCATTGTTGAAAGAAATCAATCCATCCCAGGTTCAAAATATGCCGCGCGATAAAGTGATTTCCCAAATTAATTCGCTCATTACTCAGTACTATACTTTTATGGGATATGGAGAACTGGCAAATTACATTAAGCGAAATATTGCAACCGACGGCGAGAGTGGGTTGTCCGCAAAACAACAAAAACAACAGGAAATCGGTAAAATACAGGCGCTGTTTAACAATCGTCTTGTCATAATTGATGAGGTGCATAACATCCGTATTATGCAGGATAATAAGGAGGCAAAGAAAACGGCCAGTTTATTAATGCGTGTTTGCAAATATGCGGAGAACATGCGATTGTTATTGTTGTCTGCTACACCCGTTTTTAATGACCCGCGCGAAATTATTTGGTTGACGAATCTATTGAATGCGGTGGATAAGCGTGGGCAAATAGATGAAAAAGACGTGTTTACTCGCGAGGGAGAATTTGTAAAGTCGCGCACATTGCCCGATGGGACACAACTCGAAGATGGAGAAGAATTACTTCGACGCAAATTAACCGGGTATGTGTCGTATATTCGCGGTGAAAATCCGTATACGTTTCCATATCGTATTTATCCGTTGGATTTCGCGCCAGGTAGACAACTACAGCTCGATAATTATCCATCCATGCAAATGAATAAAAAACCAATAGAAGCCGAAGAGAAGCCGAGTAAAACCCCGTTGTACATGGACCCTGCAGGAGAATACCAGAGGTCCGCGTATAATTTTATCATTAAACATTTGTTACATACTTCCTTTTCTACAACAGATATTTACGGTAAAGAACGAGAAATGCCCACATTTGAAAACATGGAATCGTTTGGATATACACAATTAAGAGAACCATTGCAGTCGCTTAACATCATTTATCCATCGCCCGCATTTGATGCATTTGTGGGTGAAATGGAGAACTCGGTCGATGAATCGACTGATGAATCACCTCAAGAATCAGTCGAAGAATCGGTCAAATCGACTGATGAATCGCCTGAAGAATTAAACCTCGTAGAATCGCAGGCGGCGAAAGAGTTTTTGGGAGGAAATGGTGAAGATAATGCACCGACAATTACTGCACAAGTTGCCGATCCAACTACAAATACTATTCAGGTTAATGATGCCGATGAATCTATTGACGAAACCGCCGATGATGAATCAGTTGACGAAACCGTCGATGAGGAATCGGTTGACGAAACCGTCGATGAAGAAACGTTGGCACAACACGCCGAGATTATAAA